ACACGACATTAGCGTCGGCTAACTCTAGCGCGACGAACTACACCCTAACACTTCCGGCCTCGACCGGAACGGTTGCCACGACAGGATTCTCTGTGGCAATGGCAGTCGTCTTCGGAGGATAAGATATGGCTAACCCGAATATTGTTAATGTTACATCGATCCTTGGAACGACGACATATTATATCCCGTCAGGAACATCGGCTGTATCGCTTTTAAATAATGCCGCGAGCTCTGGCACGGTTGCAAAGATTGAAAGCTTGACGGTTTCTAATGGCACCGCATCTGCCATCAATGCCACTGTATCTTATTATAGCGCCGCAACGGCGCAGGGCAGCGCGCCTTCTGGTGGCACGGCATATCCTATTGCAAATACAATATCTGTTCCTGCATATGCAACTCTAGTTGTAATTGAAAAATCAAACGGAATATATTTGCTTGAAAATGCCTGTATCTCGATTACATCTGGGTCTGCTAATAATCTGACGTTTGTTGTCTCTTATGAGGTAATTTCATAATGGGAACGAGATGGAATGGCGGAATCATCGGAGTTAATAATCCGACATCAGTATCAAGCGGTCCCGGTATATGGAATTTACAAGTTCAGGAGCTAAAAAAGCTTGGCGGAACTTGGCCTCAGCCTGTCGCGTTAACAACAATATTAGTTGTAGCAGGCGGTGGTTCAGCCGGCGTTTCATCTTATACTGGTGGCGGTGGTGCTGGTGGTTTGCTTGAGCAAACCGATAGAACGATGTCTCTTGGAGTTGCTTATACGGTAACTATTGGCGCTGGAGGAAACGCTGGCAGTCCATCAACCCCGGGAAATCAAGGTAACAATTCTGTATTTGATACATCAACAGCAACAGGTGGTGGGTATTCACCTTATTATCCACCGGCTCCCAGCAATGGAACACCCGGAGGTTCTGGAGCTGGCGGCACATCAAATACAGGCAGCGGAGGCACAGGAACTCAAGCGCCTTCTGGGGGTGCGACGGGTTATGGTAACCCGGGAGCATCGGGAACAGTAACTGGCGGCGGCGGCGGCGGCGGCGCAGGCGGAACGGGTGGAACAGCGGCTAGTCCCACTGGTGTTGGCCCAGCAGGTCCGGGGCGTGCAAACAGTATAACCGGAGCTCCTGTTACTTATTCTGCTGGCGGCATAGGTGCGACAAATCCTAATGCCGGAACTCCAAGTCCTGCAAATGTGGGCAAAGGCGGCGACGCAAACGGGGGTGGCGGCGCGGGTATTGCAGGTGGTTCAGGTGTCGTAATCATAAAAATTCCTTCATCTAATACCGCTTCTTTTTCTCCAGGCATTACAAGTAGCTTAAGCACTTCTGTCCCTGGGTTTAATATTTATACATGCACTGCCGGAACCGGCACTGTGACTTTTAGTTAAGAGGTGTCTACTGTGGCGCACTATGCATTTCTTGACGAAAACAATATTGTTACCGAAGTTATCGTCGGTAAAGATGAAACTGATCTTACTGATGATTGGGAAAAGGTTTATGGTGATTTTCGCGGTCAGAAATGCAAAAGAACAAGCTATAATACATATCTTGGAATATATTATACGCCAAATACGAGAACCCCTGATCCAGATCAAACAAAAGCATTTAGAAAGAATTTTGCTGGCATTGGTATGACGTATGACGAATCAAGGGATGCTTTTATTTATCAAAAAACATTTCCTTCATGGACATTTAATGAATTTTCTTGCAGTTGGGATGCGCCAATTCCGTATCCAACTGATGGAGAATCATATTATTGGGATGAAGACAAACAGTCTTGGGAGAAGCTAGAACCAAAATCTTAAAATAATTAATATTGATATTGAGAAAGAAGATTTATGAAACCGCATAAAATAAATAAAGATAAAAACTTCATTGCCGGGTGGTATATGAAGAATACATATTTATGCGATGAAATAATAAAGTATTTTGATTTTTGCGGGAACAAGCATCCGGGCCATTTTTCTAGAAGAGAAGGTGCTGGAATTATAGATAAAAAAATTAAAGATAGCGTAGAAACCAATTTTTGGGATCAAAGAATTTTAAATGAATATTATTTGTTATTAGGACAAGTTATAAAAAAATACATAAGGGAATATCCAGCATGTGATGGCGGAAGTCCTTGGCAAGTATTATCTGCACCTAACATACAATATTATCCTCCAAAGGGAGGATATTTTGAATGGCATACGGAAAGATATAGCAAGGCAGAGCCTTTTGTAAGCAGGCATCTTGTTTTTATGACTTATCTTAATGACGTTAAAGATAAGGGCGAAACACAATTTAAATATCAAAATATAAAAGTTAAACCAGAAAAAGGACTAACGCTGATATGGCCTGTTGATTGGACTCATTTACATAGAGGAATAGCCTCGCCAACTCAAAAAAAATATGTCGTCACTGGATGGTTTAATTATATATGATGCTAGGAAAAATAGTATGAATATTGATAACAAATCATCATCTGTAAGCTGTATATGGTCTGATGAAATTTTAAGAGCTCATAATCTTTTTAATCAAAATGGTTATGCAATGTTTCATAACGCCATTAGCCGTGCAGAATGCATAGAATATTCGAAACGAATAAAAGAAGCAAAGAAAAAAGGCCAATGTGGTCACGATCCTCAATGCCCCATATCTTCAGCCAATTATTCTTTATTCGATGACTTGCTATTAAAAATAAAGCCAATAATAGAAGGAATATCTGGCAAGACGCTTTATCCAACATATTCATACGCAAGAATCTATAAGCCCGGAGAATTATTAAAAAAACATACTGACAGGCCATCATGTCAAATCAGTTGCACGCTCACCTTATCCTATAAAGGTGACGACATATGGCCTATATTTTTTACTTCTAGAACTGGAAAAGACGCCGAGATAATTATTCCCGAAGGATCTTTAGTGGCATACATGGGAATAGAACTACCCCATTGGCGTAAGAAATATAAACAAGGTAAGGAGCAGATACAGGTTTTTCTGCACTATGTTGACGCTCTTGGCGAACATAAAGACTACGTTTTCGATGGAAGGGGAAAACTAAATGTCTAAGACAAAGGCGAAAAAGCCGAAAGAAGAAATTGAAATAACCCCGTGTTCTTTTTGGGGTCTAAAATCAGATGAGGTCGAAAGATTTGTCTGTGCTGAAAATGCTTTCACATCAGAAGAATGCGACGAGATAATAAAGATTGGTAAAAGCAAACCTCTTGGATTTGGGACAATTTCAATTAATGGAATTGGCAATAAATCTATTAGGGATAGCCAATTAAGATTTATAGGTCCTTCTGAAAATGAAATATTGTTTAGGAAACTAACCGATATAATAACATCCATAAATAATGATTTTTTTAAATTTGATTTATGGGGGTTTGCAGAAGGGCTGCAATTTACTGAATATGGTTCGCCGGGAGGTAAATATAGCGAACATATAGATAAGGTATATGGTGGAATAGTCAGGAAACTAACTTTAGTGTTGCAATTGACTGACCCTAAAGAATATAAAGGGGGATACTTAGAATTACTTGATGATGGATATTATAATCCTCAAAAAATGAAAAAAGAGAGAGGGTCTCTTATCGTTTTTCCCTCCTACTCGCTTCATAGAGTTACCCCAATAAAAAAAGGAACTAGACATAGTTTGGTTGGATGGCTTACTGGTCCTCAGTTTAGATAGGAAGGAAGATAAAATGGAAAATCAGGAAATCACGATTAAGCTTACCGGCGCTGCTTGGAATGCTATTCTAAACATTCTCGCGCAGCGTCCGTTTTCGGAAGTAGCTAATCTTATCGGAGAGATAAAAGTTCAGGATGAGGCTCAAATGAAGCCGCCTGCGACTGACTCTGCCGAATGAAAATCTGCGTTTACGCGATCTCTAAAAACGAATCTCAGTTTGTCGAGCGGTGGGCAGCCTCCGCTCGAGAAGCTGATTTATTGCTTGTGGCCGATACAGGCAGCACGGATAATACTGTAGAAGAATGTAAGAAAAACGGGATAACCGTTCATGAGATTTGCATCACTCCTTGGCGATTTGATCATGCTCGCAATGCTTCTATCGCCTTAATTCCACGGGATATTGATATATGCGTCAGCCTTGATCTGGATGAGGTTTTGGAACCCGGTTGGCGGGAAGAAATAGAACGGGTTTGGCAGGAAGATACAACGCGCTTACGTTATTATTTTGATTGGGGCTGCGGGATTAAATTTCAATATGAAAAGATCCACGCGCGCCACGGGTATCATTGGCACCATCCAGTTCATGAATACCCGCGACCGGACGCAAGAATAAAAGAAATCTACGCCTATACAGACAAGCTCCTTGTCAGCCATCACCCGGACCCAACAAAGAGCCGCGGCCAGTATCTCGACCTTCTAGCACTGTCGGTCAAAGAAGATCCTGTGTGCCCGCGCAACGCCTTTTACTATGCGCGTGAGCTATCCTTTTACGGTCGCTGGGACGAGTCAATTACAGAGCTGAAACGCTATTTAGCCCTTCCCGGCGCAGACTGGATAAATGAGCGGTCATATGCAATGCGCACGCTGGCAAAATGCTATGAGGGGAAGAATGAGCCGTGGGAGGCTGAAGCGTGGTGGCTGAGGTCTGCAGCAGAAAGCCCCAATACGCGTGAGCCGTGGTGCGGGCTGGCAACGCTGTATTACACACAATCACGTTGGCAGGAATGTTATGGGGCAGCAATTCGCGCCCTGTCCATAAAGGACCGTGAGTTTGTTTACACTGTTGACCCTGCAGTCTGGGGCGCGCAACCACATGACCTTGCGGCAATTTCTGCGTGGCACTTGGGAATGAAAGAAATAGCAGCAGAGCAGGGGCACTTGGCGTTGGAATTAGAGCCCGAAGATGGTAGACTGAAAGAGAACCTCTCTTGGTATCTAGGCAAAAAAGGCTAGTAAAATGGAACCTCAAACAATCATTAATTTGGTTGCTGGATCAGTATTAATGGTTGTTGGATGGCTGGCCAGAGAATTGTGGGTCGCCGTCAAAGAGCTCCGGGCAGACCTCCACCGGATCGAAATAGAAATGCCCACAAATTACATCAGGCGAGACGAATTTACCGAGGGAATGCGCGAGATAAAAGAAATGCTTACAAAAATATCTGACAAGATTGATAAAAAGGCAGACAAATGACTTGGCCCCTGCAATCTCAATGCGATAGTTTCTATGGCAACCCCCGTGGCCGAAATGGCAATGCGTCTGGTCAATGGGAAAAGGCCAACCTGACCCGCATCTCTCCTCCATTCAAAATGTTTTTTGCCGGCAAGCCTGTTACATCTATCTCAATTAATAAAAAGTGCGCCGACAGCCTATCCCGCGTGTTTAACGCCATTTGGGAGGCGGCAGGCAAGAACCAGAAAACAATTGACGCTTGGGGCGTTTCTGTCTTTTCTGGGTCATACAATTATCGTGTTATGCGTGGGGGCGCTGTTTTAAGTATGCACGCCTATGGTTGTGCAATTGATTTAGATGCCCCCAGAAACTTTTTTCACGACCAAGATCCACATTTTGCTCATATCCCTCAAGTCGTAAAAGCCTTCAAAGATGAGGGCTGGGTGTGGGGTGGCGATTGGTCTGGAAGATCAAAGGACGGTATGCACTTTCAAGCCGCCCGTGTCGGCTAACAGGAGAGTAAGATGGGTAATGTTTTTTCTTGGATACTGGCTCGTATATCTGAACAGTCAACCTATTCTGGCCTTGCAACTGTAATCGCCAGCATTGGTTTCCTTCCACACGCCTCCGAAATTGGCGCGTTGGTCCCAACGGTTGGCGTTCTGGTTATGGGCATCATTAAGATACTTCGTCCAGATCCAGTTATTACTGCAAAATGAGCGCCGCATTAATATCTGCAGTTATTTCCCTCCTCGGAGGGTTTATGTCTGCGGTTGTTAATTTCTTTAACTGGTTGCACGACCAACAGCTCGTGCAATCAGGAATTGCGCAAGCTCAATTACAGAGTTTGAAGGATCAGGCTCATGAGGCACAAATCGCTATCGCTGCTCGTGAAGCTGTTCGCGCTGACGTCGCTACTAAGCCTGACAGCGTGCCAGTCGACGACCCCTTCCTCCGAGACTAGCAGTGTTTCTTTTTGTGAGGCAGCTCGTGCTATATATTATTCGCGGCATGACACGGCCCCCACTAGGGCCCAGATACGCGAACATAATGCTGTGGGCGTAGCCCTAAAATGTGGGTGGATTAAGAAATGACTACGGGTCTTTCCTACGACGGTTCTGTATCTGGCACGACGAGCTACATCACCCAGATCGCCACTATGGCTGTCGTAGATGAGACGGACCCTAATTTTCTCAACATTCTTCCTCAGATGATTACCTATGCAGAAAACAGAATCTACCGCGATGTAGATTTTCTATTTACATCAATTGCAACAACGGCATATTCTCTAACAGTTGGTAGCCGTGACATTATTGTTCCCGCTGGCACATTTGTTGTTCCGGAGCAGATTAACGTATTGACGCCCGTTGGCGTGACAAACCCAGATGCCGCGACCAGAAACCCCCTCCTTCCAACAACCAAAGAGTTTTTGGATGCGGTTTACGGTAGCTACCTTAATACCGGCGTTCCAAAGTATTTTTGCCCATTTGACGACTATCACTTCATAGTGGGCCCGTATCCAGATCAAAACTATACAGTTGAGATTATTGGCACCTATCGCCCAGATAGTATGTCTGCGGACAACCTTACGACGTTTATTAGTCTTTACCTGCCAGACGTATTTATTATGGCAAGTATGATTTATATTTCCGCATATCAGCGCAACTTCTCAAGCGCGATGGGTAATGACCCGCAAATGCCTATTACTTATGAAACACAGTATCAGGCACTCTTAAGAAGCGCTCTTGGCGAAGAAAATCGCAAAAAGTTCGAGGCCGCAGCGTGGAGCTCTCAGGGCCCGTCTACGTCTGCTACGCCTACCAGAGGTTGATAAATGCCGCATAGCACACTTAAGCTTCAGCCCGGGGTCGACCAGAATAGGACGCTCGCCCTTAACGAGGCAGCAATATCGAATACTCAACTGGTGCGGTTTATTCCTGACAAGCAGGGCTTAGGTTTAGTTCAAAAGCTTGGCGGTTGGGTTAAATATTTCAACTCAAGCATTACAACTATCGTCCGAGCTCTATGGGCGTGG